AACATGGCAGACTCAATTGACACAGTAGCGCAGAATGTTCTCGCTGACCGTGCATCAGGTTCTATCATTAACGGAACAGCAAACACAGGAACAACAAACGTTCTTTATGCTGGTTCAGCAACAACTTCAGGTTCACTTACATCATCAGATGTTTTCACATCTGCTCTTGCACGTAAGACAACTGCTAAGTTGCGTTCAAACAAGGCTATTCCACGTAAGGGTTCACTCTACTGGGCTGGTATCCACCCAGAAGTAGCACTCGACCTACGTGCAGAAACAGGCGTTGGTTCATGGCGTCAGCCACATGAGTATCAGTCAAATGATGCTATCTGGGCAGGCGAACTAGGAACATACGAAGGTGCATTCTACGTAGAATCACCACGTCTATTCTCTGACAAGACAGGTGCAGACCGCACTACATCAGGTACAACTGCTTCTGCTACATCAGCATCAGCAGCAACTGTAATCACATTTACATCTACATCAGGTCTAAATGTTGGTGACAAGGTATCTGGTACAGGTATTGCAACAGGCGCAAAGGTCGCTGCTATTGATGGAACATCAGTAACAGTAACAATTGCTAACACTGCTGCCGTCACAGCAACAACTGCTATCACAATCACACCAGTAACAAGGGTGTTCAACACCTACTTTGCTGGACAGCAAGCACTTGCTGAAGCGGTTGCTGAAGAGCCACATGTTGTTATCGGACCAGTCGTTGACAAGTTGATGCGTCACCGTCCACTCGGATGGTACGGCGTACTTGGTCACGCTATCTACCGTCAGGAAGCACTCTACCGCGTAGAGACTTCTTCATCAATTGACTTTGTGTAAGCAATAGTTAACTGACAGCAGAGCAGAGGCAGCAATGTCTCTGCTTTGCGGTAAGTCAACTAAGGAGACTAATGACTACTTATATCTTAACCCCTCCAACGGAGGAGTACGGTCCAGCGGGCGGTGGACGTTTGTTCATTCGTTATCGCTTGACACGCGGTAAGAGTCTGCAACGCATTAACGGCGTATGGTCTGAAACAACTTTCCCCACAGAAGATGTAATTGCAGCAGCCGACATATTTTATTTAGGTGGACACGAATATGTGATACCTGAGTATGAGGCTCAAGAACTAATTGCTCAGGGATATGGGGCATACGTAAGGGCGGAATAATGAGTAAGTGTATTGAAGAGGGACATGCTGGCAAAGTAATCAAAGATGGTTACAAACTAGTAGATGGGCAAATGCATTTTACCGTAGAACTTTGGGGTTGCACTCGTTGTGATGCTATATCAGAAACAGCATGGGAAGATGCTGGTGAATACAAGGCTAAAGTAATTGACCATAGTGATTGTGATAATAACCCTTGTTTTGGTTGCAAGGCTAAAGGATTACAACTAGCAACTGGTGATGCATCAAGCCATATTATAAATGCTGGCATAACTCAAAAGAAGTGGGACAAAGAACTAGATTTCTACAGAGATGCGCGTGCTCAAGGTGTACAACCTGAAGCAACATCACGCAAGGCTGTAGAGAAGGCACTAGAAGCATCAGAGGTTCTTAACAAACCTTACAGTGGTGAGACTATGCCTAAGGCTCAACACATAAACAAAGAAACCGTAGCAGTAATGAAAGAGATAGGACAAATCTAATGGCAGCAAAGAAGAAGGCAGCCGCTATGTCAATGAAGAAAGACATGGCACAGGATAAGAAGATGATGATGGGTATGAAGCCAGCGCAGAAGTCCGCCTTCAAAAAGGCTGACAAGAAGATGGATGTCAAGAAGCCATCTGCTAAGGCAGACATGCGTATGGACATGGCTCTTCGTAAGCGTATTATGAAGAAGGGCAAGTAATCATGTGCACAGCATGTGGATGCGCAGACCGCGCAGTAACAATTGACGCACCAGTGCGTAACAGTACACAGCCAGCAGCAGGAGCAATCCCTGGCTATACACAAGGTTCATCTATTGGTGGACAAGAACTTCACCGTTCAGATGCAAGCGTAATTAACGGCTGGAATGTTCCAGCACCGTACGGAAAAGGAAACTAAAAATGGCTAACGAATATATGAACTCAAACGTATTTGGTGCTGGACTAGAAATCCCAGTAAAGGTACGTAAGGCTGCTACAGACAAGTCTGCTGTTAACAAGGACTTTGGTGGCGGAGTAGGACCAGGACAAGCACCCATGTCAGCACCACGTTCAGGTGGCGGAACCGCTAGCGGTCCAGCAACTGTAGTACAGGGTGTTTACACACAACCTACAGTAGGTGGCGGTAAGTTCTAATGGCGGGCACACGTCGAACAGGTGACGACCGTTCAAACATGAACAAAGTTTACAAGCCTATTGCTGGTTACTTTGGCAACGTTGCTAAAGAAGTTGGCGAATTTGGTAGTGCTTGGAAGAAAGCATTTAATGCTTCAGCAGATATACGTCCAGGTGCTAACGCACGTGCACGTGCTGCCAACAAGAATCAAGATGCACAGATGGGTCAGGCACTAGGAGCAATCCTTCAAGGTCGCCGTTACGACAAATCTGGTAAGCAGATTAAAAAGTAATGCCTAAGGGTATGGGCTTTAAAGCCGCGCAAAAATCTATTGCTAAGAAGCAGGGCATTCCTATGAAGAATGCAGGGGCAATCTTAGCGGCAGGCGCACGCAAAGCATCACCAGCAGCAAAAAAGAAAAACCCAAATCTTAAAAAGGTTAAAGGAAAATAAATGACAGACCCTAGACTAAAGCGAGCAGGAGTGTCTGGCTTTAATAAGCCTAAGCGCACACCAAGCCACCCAAAGAAGAGCCACGTAGTTGTTGCTAAAGAAGGTAGTAAGGTCAAGACTATTCGCTTTGGTCAACAGGGAGTTACTGGCGACAGAAAGCCAACAGCACGTCAGGCTTCTTTCAAAGCCCGTCATGCTAAGAACATTGCAAAAGGAAAAATGTCTGCTGCTTATTGGGCAGACAAGGTGAAATGGTAATGGCTAAAAAAGTTTGGGAAACACCTAATCCTAAAAAAAAATCAACACCACTATCACCTGCTGCCAAAGCATCTGCTAAGGCTGCTGCTAAAAAAGCAGGAAGAAAATATCCCAATCTTGTAGACAATATGAGAGCGGCACAAAAGAAGGGTAAGTAATGACTACATACGGCACTGCTGTATACAACGGAACAACATACACGCTATATGGATTTCCAGGTTCTACTCTTCGTGATGAACTAAACCGTCTTGCTAATGGTGGCGAATACCCAAATCTTCTTGTATATAAAGATGAGACTGGTGCAGCAAACGATTGGTGTGGCACAGAGGCAGGGTTAGGTATGACCGCCGCTCTTAATTTTAAAGCAGACCCAACCCGTGCTGCTAAAGACTACAAAGCGAATAACGCCGTTGCTAACGAGTTGGCTGGAATGAATGTTCCGCCTAACCAGTATGTAGAAATCGTTACCGCATTAAGGACTATTGCTTCCTAATGACTACTACATTAACTAACCTTATTAATGACACTCAACTAAACCTTGCAGGTTTTACTTATCGTCAAGACCGCGCAACTTACCTTACTACTGGAATGACTAGCAGTGACCTTAGCATTAAGGTTGCATCTACTGAAAACATTGGTAAGGGCATTATTGAAATTGATGACGAAATGATGTGGGTAGACTCATATGACCGTCAATCAAATACAGTAAGCATTGCGCCTTATGGTCGTGGCTACAACGGCACAACAGCAGTAGCCCATGACGTAAACTCTAAAATTACAATTGCACCTACATACCCACGCCATGCAGTTAAGCGTGCAATTAACGACACAATTAGTTCTGTATATCCAAAGGTATACGCTACAGGTTCTAGCGTTGTGTCTTTCTTGGCTAGCCGTACAACTTATGAAGTACCAGCAGAAGCCATTCAGATTCTTTCAATGGCATGGCAATCAGTAGGACCAACACGTGAATGGCTACCAATTCGCCAATGGCGTTGGGACCCAATTGCATACGCTCCTACATTCCCAACAGGTAAAACTGTATCTATTTATGACAACGTTCTTCCTGGACGTAACATCAATATTGTTTACTCACACATGCCAGTGCAACTAGAAAACGGCACAGATAATTTTGAAACAGTATCTGGTTTGCCAACTAGCATGAGAGACGTAGTTATTTATGGCGCTTCTTGGCGACTTGCTTCTTTCTTTGACCCAGCCCGTAACTCTATTACTTCTCCACAATCAGATGAAATTGACAGCAAGCGTCCGTATGGAACAGGTGCAAACGTAACCCGTCAATTACAAACTCTCTACTTACAGCGTCTTGAAGACGAATCGCTTAAGCAGAAACTTCAGTACCCAACCCGCGTCCACTACGGTAGATAGGCAACCATATGACAGTCCGTAAATATACATCCCGTTCTCAACAGACAACGCTAACATCTGCTATTACATCTGGTGCTACCTCAATGGCAGTATCATCTGCAAGCACATTGCTTGCTACTGTAGGTCAGGGTGAGTTTGTTAGTGGTGCTACGTTTACCGTAGTCATTGACCCAGATACAGCAATTGAAGAAATTGTAGATATTACCGCTGCGTCTAGTAACACGTTTACTATTACTCGCAGCGTTGACGCTACTGGTACAGCGCAAGACCACTCTGCTGGTGCAGTTGTCCGACATATGATTATTGGTCGTGACCTTCGTGAACCTAACGAGCACATTGAATCAACTGGTCAAGTACACGGATTGCTTGCTACATCTGGTGTAGTAATGGGTACTCTTGCTACCCAAACAATGTCTAACAAAACTTTGGGTTCTAACCTTGCTGCTGGTACATATAAAATTACTGGTCTTGGAGACCCATCATCAGCACAAGATGCTGCTACTAAAAATTATGTAGACACTGGCATGAACTCACAGGTTGTTGCAGCGGCATCATCTGCTACAGCAGCAGCAACCAGCGCTACAAGCGCTGCAACATCAGCAACATCTGCTGGTACGTCTGCTTCATCTGCTGCAACCAGTGCATCTTCTGCTGCTACTTCTGCTTCTTCAGCAGCAACGTCTGCATCTTCCGCAGCAGCATCAACATCCGCTGCCGCAACTTCTGCTGCATCCGCAGCAACTTCTGCTAGCAGTGCTGCTACATCTGCATCTAGTGCAGCAACATCAGCATCAAGTGCTGCTGCTGCTACATCTGCTGTGGCTACATCTGCTGCATCTGCTGCTACGTCTGCTACATCAGCAGCCGCTTCTGCGTCTGCTGCTGCTACCAGTGCTACATCAGCGGCGGCTTCCGCCACCTCTGCTTCTAGTTCTGCTACATCTGCTTCTAATAGTTTATCAAGTATAACAGGACTTACTGGTGCTGGTCTAGTTAGAAATATGGGTTCAATTACAGACCCAGATACAACTACAGCCACATATATAAGTATTGCAACCGTGGCTGATGCTGCTGCTACTAGCGCTGCATCTGCTTCAACCTCAGCAAGTTCGGCTGCTACCTCTGCTACCAGCGCTGCTAACTCTGCAACGGCTGCTGCTTCATCCGCAGCCTCTGCTTCAGGTGCAGCCACAAGCGCTGCCTCTGCTGCTACAAGTGCTAGCAGTGCCGCTACAAGTGCCTCTAGCGCGGCTACAAGCGCTTCTAGCGCCCTTACAAGCCAGACCGCAGCAGCAACCTCAGCCTCTAGCGCAGCCACATCAGCGTCTAGTGCAGCAACCTCGGCTACTACAGCCTCTAACTCGGCTGCTTCTGCTACAACTTCAGCCTCATCTGCCGCTACATCAGCGTCAAGTGCGGCTACCTCTGCAAGTGCTGCTGCTACTTCAGCATCTAGCGCTTCTACATCCGCTTCGTCTGCCCAGACAAGTGCTACAAGTGCAGCCACTTCTGCTACTTCAGCAGCAGCGTCTGCTACTGCTGCTGCTTCATCTGCTACTCAAGCAGCCTCTTATATTCCTGCTATTACTTCTGGTGTTAGCGGGTATTTCTTATCAAACAATGGAACATCCGCTTCATGGACTAACCTCTCAGATTGGGGAACAGTATAATGTCATTTGCATTCCAACGCCGCAGAGGAACAACTGCTGCACATACATCCTTCACAGGGCTACTTGGTGAAGTTACGGTAGATACCGATAAAGAAGTAGTAGTAGTCCATGATGGCGCAACTGCTGGCGGTTTTCCGTTATCTAAGCAGCGCAACTTTATTACTGCATCTACTAGCACAACATACACACTTGCCCTTGTTGACGCAGACAATGTTGTAACATCAAACAATGCTAGTGCTGTAACAATTACAGTACCACCATCAGTGTTTGCTGCTGGTGACAGAATTACTGTTATTCAAAAAGGTGCAGGTCAGGTTACATTTTCTCAAGGTTCAGGAGTTACTATTAACTCTACTGGTGCTACTGCTACTGCTCCTAAATTAAGAGCACGTTACTCAGCAGCAACTATTGTTGCTGAATCTGCTACAGTATTTTATATTGTGGGGGACATTGCATAATGTCACCTATTCTTACTGGCGTTATAGCCTCTGGAATATCAGGTAATTTAGCATCTCCTAATTCATTTGAATCTATTGCTACTACTACGCTATCAACGGGTACTTCATCTATTGTTTTTAATTCAATTCCTTCTACCTATAAACATTTACAAATAAGATTTATGGGTAAAACAAACCGACCTACTTTTGCCAACGATACATTAAATATTCAATTTAATGGAGATACATCAAATGTTTACAGAAGTCACCAAGTACAAGGAGATGGGTCTGCCCCAGAAGTAAATAATTTCTTATTTACTAGATTGTATTATTCAGGAAATGTTGGTTCAACTGCTATGGCTTCAGATACTTATGGTGTTGCTATTGTAGATATTTTAGATTATGCAAATACAAGTAAAAATACAACAACAAGAGTTTTATCGGGTTGGGATAATAATGGTTCTGGTATTGTTTCATTTAACAGCGGACTGTGGGTTAATACAGCAGCAGTTAATTCAATAACATTACGACAGGGTGAAGGCACTCAATTTGCATCAAATACTACAGCAGCGTTATACGGAATTAAGGGGTAATCAATGCCATCAACATACGAACCTATTGCTACTACTACTTTAAGTAGCGCTGCATCAGGTGTTACTTTTTCTTCAATTCCTGCTACTTACACTGATTTAGTTATAGTTGCAAAAGCAGGAGGAGTTGCTGCTGCTAATCTTTACATTTGGTTTAATGGCAGCAGAGGAACTAGTTATTCTGGGACAACATTAACAGGAGATGGTAGCGCTGTAACTTCACAAAGAAGTGGCGGCACTGGAGATATAATTTTAAATTATTATGGTTACATGTCAACTGACTTAAACACTGTATATACAGTAAACATTTTTAATTATGCAAATAGTTCAATTAACAAAACTTTATTATCAAGGTCAAATAATACAAATAACGGATTAGCAGGAGCGGTAGGAGTATGGCGAAATACTTCTGCTATAACATCTATTGATTTAGCACCTGGCGGTTCGAACCTTCTTGCTGGCTCTACATTTACTCTATACGGAATTAAGGCAGCGTAAAACTATGGCTAATACATTTACTTTAATTGCATCCGCAACTGTTGGTAGTGGTGGTGCTTCAAGTATGGAGTTTACTTCTATTCCTAATACTTATACTGATTTAGTTATTAAACACTCTACTCGTTATACATCTAATGGAGATGCTTCTACATACATTCGTTTTAATGGCGATAATGGAAACAATTATGCACGAAGAACTCTTTTTGGTGAAGGTAGTGGTTCTGCGGGTAGTGGTCAAGGTTCCAGTCTTACTTTAGGTCTTGCTGGAGCAGTAGGTTTATCTACATTTACGGCAAATTCATTTTCATCAAATGATGTTTATATTCCTAATTATGCTGGAAACGCTCAAAAATCTTGGCAAGTTGATGGTGCTTCAGAAAGTAATGATGCAACTGCTTATATAATATACTCAGCCAATACTTGGTCAAACACTAGTGCAATTACTTCAATATCATTGTTTCCAAGTGGTGGCACTTTTGTAGAAAACACAACAGCATACCTATATGGTATCAAAAACTCATAAGGAAAAATAATGACAACAACAATTGAAGTAAACTGCACTACAGGCGAAGTTACTGAACGCTCACTTACAACAGAAGAAATTGCACAACATGAAGCAGATGCTGTTGCATTTGCTGCACGCAAAGCAGAAGAAGATGCAGCAGCAGAAGCAAAGGCAGCAGCACAAGCATCTGCAAAAGCAAAACTTGCTGCACTTGGTTTAACAGCAGAGGAAATTGCTGCACTTTAATGTGCAAACAATGTGAAGATTGCAGTAAAGAACATCAATATGATGGGCTTGCAGGTGTAGATTTTATAGAATCAAATGAGTTTATCTAAGGAGATATAGTGGCAAGAGACATAACCGAAG